ATTTATAAAAGATTATTAAAATATGTTAAAGATGATTCTTTAATTAATATCAATGATTTAAGCGATGATTTTGACGACTCTATTAAAACATTAGTTGAAAATTATTAATTTTATTTTGATACTATTTTTTCTATTATTTCTTTTTCTTGTTGATCATCTCTTAGAGTTATAAAAGTTAATATAGTTACTAAATAATCAGGGTCTTGTGATTGACCCATCATAAGTTTCTTATATTGTTCTATATCTAAATATTTAAATCTTATTCTTATTGAACTATGCTTACCACAAGTATTGATTCCTGTTTTTAATTTTTGAAATCTATAAGGATTATAAATAACATTATATCCTTTTTGTCGTGCTTCGTCATAAAATTTACCTAGAAGATTATATTGTGTCCATTCAGTGTCTTCTGAATATTGTAATTCTTGATTCCAAGAGAAACCATATGGGTCAAAATGTTCTATTGTATTTGTTTCTGGATGATATAAAATAGCAATCCAATGACCATCTGAGTCTGATTTTACAGGAAATAATACAAGACAAGCATTGTTTGGACCTATGACTTCTCTGATATGTGTAAATTTACGAATGTCTTTATATAAATGAACCGGTGCTTTTCCATTTGTTGTAATCTCTACTTCTTGACCTGTTAAATCCTGTGTGTATATATTTTTTATTACTTTATCCATATAATAATATGATATAAAATAATTTATATTGTAATAATATATAATGAGTTTATCTTTAAACAATTCAACTATAGTACCTCTTGTATCTAATGGGATTTTTATAGGACAATCATATGATAATATTTTAGACTTTGCTGAAATTAATATAGCTATTAAATGCGATACAGGTTATGATTTAACATTTATTTATTCTCAAGATAAATTAACAGTTGATTATGAAGTAACACAATCGGTTTCTGCTAAAATAGCTACTCAATTTTATAGAATTCCTGTAAATGATAGATATTTTAGATTAAAAATCGAAGCGACTGATGGAAATATGAGTGTTTTAAATGTTCAAACAATATATAAATCTAATGTTACATATGGAGTTGCTGGAAATCTAACTGGTGTTAATATTGAATCTCCATTAAATGAAGATGGTAGTGTTTTTGTTGGCGGTAATCTTGCCTTAACTGGTTCTGTTGATGCTAATATTACAAATACAAGTTTAGATGTTAATGTAACTAATCCAGTTACTAGTGTAGATGCTAATATTACTAATACAAGTTTAGATGTTAATGTAACTAATCCAGTTACTAGTGTTGATGCTAATATTACAAATACAAGTTTAGATGTTAATATTACAAATCCAGTTACTAGTGTTGATGCTAATATTACAAATGCTAATTTAGATGTCACTATTAGTAACTTTCCTACAACACAAGATGTTAATATTACAAATGCTAGTTTAGATGTTAATGTTACAAATTCAGTCACTAGTGTTGATGTAAATAACTTTCCTACCACGCAAGATGTTAATATTACAAATGCTAGTTTAGATGTTAACGATACAGACACACATACAAAATTAGATTCGATACAAACACAATTAGAAAAATCAAACAAAGGTACATCAACATTATGGAGTAATAATGTAACCGGTGTGAATGGTGTTTCTTTGATTCTCAATTTATCAAATGTCAATCAATCTAATCTTACTATATTTGGTTCTGTCGATGGAGCTACTAATTTAATAGTTCAATTTAGTAATGATGGAACTAATTTTTATGATTCACAATATTCATATGTTCAGTCAGCGTCTGGTAATTGGGGGTTTAATATAACCGCCTGTCCTTTATATATGCGACTTAAATCAACGTCAAGTGTAACTGCTTACGCTTTTGTAAATTATTCTTAAGAATTTAATTTAATTTTTAAGAAATTATCCAGGTGGGTATTTAATCTGTCGAAATTCTAGACAATAAAAATCTTTTACATCGGTAGAAATATTACCAGCACTAACCGTTGCCGTAATACTACAATTATATGAACTTTGATTATCTCCATTAATTTGGAATTTAACAGGAAATATATGATGACCATTTCTTGATAAACTTTGAGTGTATGATTGCGAAGTTGATTCTAAATTGTTTGTATATGTTATTGTCAAATCAGTATTATCAGCACTTACACTAAAATTAAATACACAATCAACAATTGTTGGGTACGTAGGAAGCTTATTATAAAAAGTTTCGTTAAATAATATTATTGACGTTGCTGGTGATTTTGCAGTCTGTTGACTTGAAAAAAATTGATTTGTATAAGAACTATAATCACCTCCTGCGGCTGTCCATTTTAAACCATTAGTACCATCCGATGTTAAAACGTTGTTTACGCCTCCATCATCTCCACCATATTTAGAATCTGTAAAACTTGGATTATCCGCCCCAACTATCAGTTGTCCATTATTATTTATTATGTGAGCTTTTGTACCACCACTATAAGTTAGCATAATATTGTTATTTCGTACTGATTCTTCACTATTTCCAGCATTTGGTGTTAGAACAATTGATGATGATTGTGATGATATACCTAAAGCGTTTGGCATTGTTCCGAACTGATTATATTGAATTGTTGAATTAGATGAAAACATATCAAAACCACCATAATGACTAAAATCTGTGCCTAAATTATTTGTTATTAATAGATGTGTTGAAGAACCATCATCTGAGTTTTTATTTTGAGCTAGAACACCAGTAAAAAAGTTATTATCATTATTAGCTGTTTCAACACCAATAGGAGATGCTGATACATATGACATTGATTCACTTACTGTTAGTTTTTTAATATCTTCTTCAAATTTAAGAATATTATTATCTCCTTTTATATCGCTACCATTAACTGAATATAATACTGAATTAGTATCTGAATTTAAATTATCTATATTGACCTTTCCAAGATATAAGCCGTTATCATTATTTGTCAAAGATACACTACCTACTAGAGACATATATATTATAAATATATATAATTATATTATAAATGGATTTAGAATATATTAATTTGATGATTGGTATATCTGCTTTAATTTCATCATTTTTTGCTCATTTACGACATTCTAGATGTTGTTATGGTCTAGTAGATATTGATATGAAAACTTCGAGACAAAATACACCGCCCGACACACCTGTAAATAATAATTCAGAATCTACTGCTTTATTACAACCTACTATTCCTATTCCTATACCTGAAAAACCTAAAATTAAAAACTGGTTATAATATATATGAGTAAAGAAAAACATAGTGCTTATAGAAGTATGAAACTAGCAAGTGAAGGTAAAACTAAACCTACAACAAAAAGTAATAAAGGAGCATTACAAAGATGGTCTGATGAAAAATGGTTGAACCTTAATGCCTTAATTTATTTAGGTCAAGAATTACCTTGTGGTACAAAGTATAAAGGTCAAAAAACACCAACAGTATGTAGACCAAAAAAGAAGATAAATAGTAAAACTCCTACTCCACTTGCTAAAGATTTAACAAAAAAGCAGATAGAGAAAGCCATAGAAATAAAGAAACAAGGTAAAAGAATTGATTGGTCTAAATTATAATATATCATATTGAACTATGAAATTTATTTTTTTGTAGGTTTTTTATTTAATTTTTTAGGAGGTAAACTTTCTATTTCCATAACTTCTTTCATAACTTCTCCAACTTCATCATCACTATCACTATCACTATCACTATCACTATCACTATCACTATCTGATTCAGACCATATAATATTTGGTGTTGTATCACTATCTATAATTAAATCATCTTTTTTTATAGTTAATGGGTCTATTATTTCTTCATCATCTTTTATTAATCTATCTCTTACATATGGAGATTCTGGATTATTAATTGCGTGTTGCTTTTTAAAATGCTTTTCTGTCTGTGTATGTTTACTCCAGTTATATTTAGCAACCATTTTATCACAACATTCACATTTCTTCTTTTCTTTATATTTATCTTTTAGATTCTTCTCAAAATAATATTTCTTATGATATTCTTTTAATTGTTCTTCTGTCATAGCATCTCTTTTTCCACCATTTAGGTGCTTCTTTGATTTACAATGAGACTTCATATTAGCTGTATTAATTTTACATACTTCACAAAAAACCATTTCTATATATTATTATAATAGAAAATAATTTTATACTTTAAAAAATGACACCTTTATAAAGTGTCATCAAGAATTTTCAAAGTGTCATCAATTTCTGTCATCTCTAAAAAAGGATATATAGTTAATAATATATAGTATATTTATAAATATATATAAAATTTAGTGTCATCTAAAGAAAAGTATATATATATAATAAATATAATATAATCGATGACAAAGATGACAGTAATTTACAGAAAAATTATAAATTTAAAATGAAAATTGAAATAATTTAATTTCTGATTTATATAGAGAATAAAGTGTGAGACATTATGTGTCATCTTGGTTTTTGTGTCAATTTTATTATCATTGTATCCTTTTAAATCGTCATTTCTAAAGATGACAAACCTGTCATCGTCATCGAAATTTAATAAAAATTCAAGAAAATTAGTAGAAATTCTATTAATAGTCGACCTTAAGTGAAATATTTATATTTAAATTATGTTATTTTTTGGGAAAATTATAAAATTTTGTCATATATTTATAGTATAATTTAGTATCAATTTATGATTATAGTAATCTTTTAAGTATTAAATTATGAATATTTTAAAATTTAAAATTTCAAAAAACATATAAAAATTATTTTTTTAGTAAAAATTATTTTTTTTTAAATTTTTTTTCTAAATTATAATTATATTAAAAATGGAACTTGTTGAAAAATCAAACGTCGACGTTGCTCGCAAACTTAATGCTCTTACACTCGCTCAATATTCATTATTATATAAAAAATGTTCAAATAAAAGAGATGAGGAAGGTAGAGAAACTGATATGAAGTCAGAATTTACTAAATTAAAAAATTATTGTAAAGATGTAATCGCGTCAAAAGGAGAATTAAAAGTTAAT